GGAAAGTGGTAGGGCCAGTTGATGGCGTAGAAGACAAACAGCCAGTCACTCGGGGTAATATATTGGTAGACGCTACCACCCCCGCCCGTGCCGAAGCTGAGTAGGCTGCTGGACGAATAGGCAAAATACACATCGTTCGTGTCAGCATAGATCGAGGCATATGAGGCCGATCCGCCACCAGCACCGGTGTAGGTCGTGCCGGGGAGCAAGACGCGTTGACCGGCACTGTAGCCATTATTTCCGGTGACACACTGGGCATAGACCCCATACAGCTTGGGGACGACACCAAGGCCATGTGACCAACTCGTGATATTCGAGCCAATCGAGATACCCGAGCTTTCAACAAATTGGCTGAACGGAAGGGTCGGGAGTGAACCCGAGCTTGCCGATGTGACGCGGCCATCAGAGCCGACCGTGACCGTTGAAAAGGTGTATTCACCAGCCGTCACACCCGAGGCAGGAACAACGACGGTGCCGTTGGACGCAGAGGTGATCCGGCCATCGCTGCCAATGTCCAGCACAGGAGTCTGATACCAGCCTGCGGTGACACCAGAGGGTGGGACGACGACCGTGCCATTCGACGCGGAAACCACTCGGCCGTCAGCCTCGATTTCCAAAACCGGAGTCTGATACCAGCCCGGCGAAACCCCGGTGTTGTTGATCGTTGCCGACCCGCTTGAGGCAGAGGTGATCCGACCGTCCGCCTCGATGGCGAGAGTCGGGAAGGTGTAGGTTCCAGCCGTCACACCAGTGGTCGGTATAGTACCGTTGCTGGCGGAAGTGATCCGACCGTCTGAGCCAACGGTGATGTCAGCCAAGCTGTAAGACGCCGCAGACACGCCCGTGTTGGGCAAGGTCAGCGAACCGTTGGAAGCGGCGGTGATCAGACCTTCCGCGTTGACGGTGATGTCAGCGAGATTGTAGCTGCCCGCCGTAACGCCAGTGTTCCCCATGGCGCCGTAAACGACGCTCTGAGTCAGGCCGTTCAAGACGGCAAGATTTGTCCAAGGGACATTCGGATATTCGGTGACATCGTCAGTGGTTAGCTGCGTCTGCCCTTCGTTGACCGTAACCACCCAAAGGCCGATCCAACCAGCGTCAACGCCCTCCGTGGTCTGACTGCCCGTAGCTGCGGGAGTTCCCGCCTTGACCTCAATCTCTACGATGTCCGCACGAAGAGTGCTGACAGCAGTGTTGCCGACGTAGGGGATGCCAGTCGCCGGATCGACGTAGTTCAGTTCAAGCGGGTCAATATCATCAGTCCCGTATTGGACCTGCACAAGGTAGTTGATGCTCGTCCCACCGGTAGAAGGGGCCGCGAAGGTCAGTTCATACGGGGCGTGCAGGACACCAGCCTTGACCACGGTATTGGTGTTCACGGCGCCCGATCCCGGTGCGCTTGCATCCACTTCCTGTAGGCTGAGAACACCCCCTCGGTTGACATACATCGACAGACTACCGGGGGCCGTGGCCGTCATCCCGAGGCCATAGACGGCGTTACTCGCGCCAAAGGTCGCTTCTAACGCCGCACCAAGACCGACAAGAGTGTTCTGTTGAACATTGTTATAGGTCGAAGAGGACAAAAGCGCGTTGAGTGGCAGTAAAAAACGATCCGGCATAGGGAATGAGCCTCAAAATCTAATAACTGTATTTATGATGCCCCTCGCTTTCGCGGCTGGATCAGGCGTTGACTGTTGGAACCGTTGGTATTGGTCCACTGACTATATTCACCACGGCAGTGATCCCGGCGGGACAAACCAGAGCTACCGCCTGCATGAGTTCCGCATCGGTGATTTCAGAGGTCGGATCGCCACCGAAATATGCGTTGTAGTCTAGGTAACTATTGTCAAACGCATATGAATGCGCGAGCAAAGCGACATTGGGTCGCTGAATGGAAATGAGAAATGAGTAGGGGAAATCATACGATCCCATTTGCGCGTTGTAGTCGAGATAGCAACTATCGAAATACTGTGCGTCGCGGATCGGCTCAAACACCACGGGAACATTACCCGTGATCTCAGTCAGAACATCGATGAGAGCCTGACGCGTGCCGAGTTCACGCAGAACCCAAAACTGAATACGTGAGCGGAACGAAGCGTCAGGTTCCCCCGCCCGGCGAGGCAGGTTGCCAAATCCGAGATAATCTACGGAGCATAGGTCCAGATATTCGCCGGTCGCCGTGGCGATCCGGGTCTGATTTTGGACGAATTGAAGATCGCTAGAGGATTGGGCCGTAGCCGTCGCCACGCCATTGATGATCGCATTGATGATCGGCCCGGAAGGGTTGAACCAGCCCCTCGGAAGCTGACTCCAAAGCCATTTCTGCCATGTGGAGTAATTCATGGTCAGTTCACGGCGATAGAGTTGACGTGGACTGAGGCGGCGGGGTTGCTGCCGTTCACATTACCGATGTCACTGTTCGATCCGTTGAGCGTTAGCCCTTCGATCTTCGACACGCCCTCGATGGACTGAGCTACTGCCGCGATCTGGAAATAGCTGAGCGGAACGGCCACGCCCAAACCGTTGATCAAGCTGGTGATCGCCTGTGCGACAGGGCCGGTGAGCGTTGTCTTATCGTAGCCATTCGCCGCGTAGATCGTCAGAACCACGTTCGCGGGCACAACTACGGGCGGTAGAACAGCAAAGGTAATGCCCGGTGCGAAGACCGCCTGAACGGCATTGTAAATGCTTGTCAGAAGGGTAGACGGGGGGACACCTGTGCCGTCATCCACGTAAATTTGGACGAACCCGAGCCGGTAGCCGGTATTGACGGCCACATAATACGTCAGGTTGGATTGAACGGACGTAATTGCGAAATCGATTGCCGCAAGCGTAGCCTGTGAACGTGTGTTCAAATATTGAGAAAAACCAGTTTTTGCCTGAGCATCCGAAGCCGCGTCTACGCCGTTGGTGATACCAACTTGGTTGGTGATGTTTCCACTGAAACCACCACCTGAAATCGTGCCGGAAATCAGCGTGATCGTATTGGCTTGGACGTTGTAGGCTGTGCCCGGCGCGGACGCGGCGATTGGGACGGTGATCGAGGCCGTGCCCGGTGTGACGTTGTAGCCACCGAGTCCGGCGTTCCAAAAAGCGTTCCCGGTGTCAGTCGCAACAATGTAGGTAAGGGTTCCATCGGCCGTCTTCAGATTGAGGCCGGGGATGATGAGGAACTGAGCGGTAGCCGCATTGATCGGCGTGAATGTAACTTCACCGGTCGCGGTAATGGCAGCAGTACGGTAGTATTTGAAATCGTTGATGAAGCTGTCAACGTCACTGCCCGTAGAGGTGGACAGACGGGTTACATTGAGAATCTGAGCGGCGGTGCTTGTGAGGTTTTCGTAGGCAGCAGCCACCATGTTCGAGACGGCGGTGAGCGGTTGCCCAAGCCCGAAGTTTACCAAGCCCGACATCGTTGCCGAGATTTGGTTCTGAACATTCGTCAGAATAGCTGGAAAGGATAGGAACTGAATTGCCATCCTCTATTTATGGATGGCGAACGGAATACCGTTACGAGATGGCGATTGACCTACCTATTGTCAGACCAGTTCCCGCATCTATGTATTGCATTGAAACATTGAGGTCGCCAACATCATCTAACGATGCTGAAACCGTGATCGGCTGCGTCTGGTCGATTATGGAAAGTGTCTTCAGACCAGCGAGCACAAGGGCTTGCACCTGCACTACAGCTTCGACCTGCCCCACCATTTTTGCGGCGCCCAAACCCCATGTGGGGTTGAAGGGATCATCGCCCGGATTGGTGAGCACGAACCGGACCACGGTTTGATCGGTGAGGCTTGCGCCAGACGCAAGGGCTAAGCCGCCGGTCGGGCTTAGTTGGAGATCGCCGCCATAGTAGTGAAAGAGGTCAACAATAGTCGTCATCCGATATTTAGGATGAAGCGGCTTTAGCCGGTCGCGTTTGCAATCCAAGGCGGTGACATCGCCACGGTAGCGTTCGCCGCGATCTGGCGGTCAATCTGGCGATCAATCATCGACTGATATGAACTCACGGTGTCCGAGCCGAGCATGTCGGTAAGCCATCCAACGACGGTGTTGGCGGTCAGGCTGTTGAAATCGACGAAGGTGTTTGCATCCGGCGCCGCCATGTCCTGAGAGATCGGCATAGCTGCGGAAAGGCCATCGCGGCTGGCGGTCAGCGTGTAGTCCACATGGGTGACGACATTGGAAAGCGAGTCGACGACGGGAGCGACCTTAAGGGCGTTGACCGTCAAGGCGAAGGTGGTGGCGTTGTTGATCTGAAAATCCATAACCGTATTTAGGTAAAACTACGGGTGATGGTGACCGATCCGCCCGCGCCGGTGGCGCCGCCGGTGGTTCCGCTCGTGTTGGTGTCACCGCCTGTGGCCGTGCCGCCCGCGCCCGTCGCGGCTTTGGTCGCACCAGCACCACCATATGCCGTCATGGACATCGTGGGTGTGGATGTCGTGCAAGTCGCGGTGGATGACCCACCGGCAGAGGCCGCACCGGTTGTGACGACACCGCCGAACGCGCCGCAGGTTCCGCTAATCGCCCCGCCAACGCTCATGGCGATTTTCTTGACGCAGGTTCCTCCCGAGCCGCCGTCTTCGGTGGAAAACGTTTCGTCAATACCGCCGTCACCGCCCTTAAGGGTGACGTGCGCGTATGGACCGTCACCGGTGGCCCATGTGTATGACCAAGAGCTTGCGGACGAACTGAAAACTGTCTGAGCGGAAGAATTGTAGCCCGCGAGGGCGGAGCTTGACCAAGTGGGAGTCAGGAACGCATCGGTCGCAACCGTGCCCGATGTCCAAGTGCCACTTAGTGCGAACTCAGATGCCACCTGAGCCGATGTGAAGGCGGGCGTGGGGATTGTCATGCCGCAGCCTCAAGAACCGCCACACGGGCGCGTAGGGCGCGCATTTCGGCGATCAGGTGCGGGACGTAGCCCGTCATATCTACGCCAAGAAATCCGTCTTCGCGTTCGCTGACAAGCAGGGGTGCGATCTCTTGGACTTCCTGAGCTATTACGCCCCACTGACGCACGGTCTTACCGGACGGCGCGGACAGTCCTCCTTCGCCGGGCGTTGGGTTCGAAAGGCCGGTGATCTTGTCGAACTCATAGACGTTGGTTCGGTCGATAATGTCGGCCGATCCGGTCAGAGGGATGATGTTGGACTTCAGCCGAATGTCCGAAGTGACGCTGAATGACGGAAAGCTGACATTCCCGCCGAAAGCCGTTCCAGCCCCTGTTCCGTCCAGCGCGAGCGCGCCGGTGGACATGGTCACCGTGAGCGGGCGCGTGCTGTCCCAACTGGTCGTGCCTGACGGGTTCTTCAGCAGGTAGATGTTGCTGCCATCGTTCCGCAAGCTGGCCGACGTGCTGCCGTCAACAGCATTGAATTGACCACTGCTTCCGACACTTTCAGCAGTGACATTGCTCGCCACTGTAAGCGTGCTTGCCATGGTGACGGTGGTGCTGAAATCTGTAGGCGACACAATCGCCAAGTCGCCTGTGTCGTTTCCAAGGTTTGTGCGAACATAAAGCGTGCCTTGAACGTAAAGCGGAACGCTTGTTGACGAAAAATAAGCCCCGTTCGGGACGACAACATAGCTGCTTGCTGTCGTGATGCTGGGATTGCTGGCATTGAATGCAAGGTTTGCCCCTGCATCCACTGACATAAAGTAGGTCGAACCGCCGCCGCCATAGAGACGCGTCAGGCCGGAATTACCATTGTCATAACCGACATACATTCCGTCGCCGGAACCGGAAGTATTTTGCAAAACCCGAATTTGCAAAGTTCCATTGTTGCCGCCGACAGGCATCGCATAGGTCGAATAGTTACTGCTGGTCAGGAGGGTTTGATCGGCGCCCCCGTCCGGTGTGTAGAGCACCCCTGATGACGTTGTGGTTCGCAGGCGCCAGCCATTTGCTGCGTTCAGCAGGCCGACTTCGCCGCTACCATCCGCGTAGACACACCCGATCCCAGTCCCACCGGATTCTTGAAATTGAATGCCTGCGGAACCCGCCGAGTCGCTTCGGCATGTCCACAAGTTCCCGCCGGATGTCGGCGTGAGTAGCAAGCTGCTTCCGCTTGGTGCAACGAGACCTTGGCCTGCTGCAACATTGAGGTTCGATGCACCGGACAGGTTGATGGAATACCCAGAATAAATCTGCGTGTAGAAGCTCGCCGCCGACGCGTTGAAAGTGGCTATGCTCTCCGCACCAGCTCCGGTTTGGATGTAGGTGGTCGAATTACTGCGGATCGCAATCTGTTGAGACCCGTCGAAATAGATTCCGTTCAAGACACCATAACCAACGGACATGGGTCCTGACGTGAAGCCGATAGAACCCGTCATCGTGCCGCCTGAGAGCGGCAGATAACTTGAGGGCGTAAGGTTGCTGGAATCCCACGGCGTTGCACCGGCGAATGTCGGGCGAGACGAAAATGAAGTGGAGCCGTCGAAGGCAGTCGTTCCGGTCACAGTGCCACCCGTCAAAGGCAGGTAGGCCGCCGGATTGAAATTGGCCGTCGTGTAGACCGTCGCGGAATTGACAGTCAGAGGCACGGTGAAATTCGCGGTAGTCGGCCCGAGGGTTAGGGTGGAACTTTGGACGACTGCCTGCCCTGCAACTTGACCGGCGCCAGACGCATTTGAACCCGACCAAAATGCGATTGAGTTGTCATCGAGGCTGATCCTGCTGAAGCCTCGCGTGCCGCCATAAAGATATTCACCGGCCGTCGCTGAGCTATTTGAAAACAGAGCGGCGTAGCCTCCCGCAGCAAGGTTGTAGAGACCGGCGCCGGACGCTGAATCGATGGAATACATGTTCCCGCTTCCGCCAAGCACGTCCGCCCCTGCAATGAAGATCGGCTGAGCAATCGTCGTAGCGTTGACGACGGTGAGCAGCCCCGACTGGCCTTGTAGGAAGCCACTGGTGGCGTTTGCGATGGTCACGAAGGTGGCGTTAGCCGTGACCTTCGTTTCATAGGTAGCGGCCACGCTGGCGTTGGTCGCGTAGGTCGCCGCAACCGTGGAACTCGGCACCGCAGCATTCGCCAAAGCCCAAGCCAAGGCGAGATTGTTGGCCAGCAAGGTCGCGTTCGAAATCGTCTCATAGGTCAGAGCCGCATTGGCGATGGACAGCGAGTTCGCCACCACACCGCCCGCGTTAGCGATGGTGATGTAAGTGGTCGCCGCGTTCGAGATCGTTAGGAACGTCCCGAGGGCTGTGTTCGCCGTCGCCATGACGTTGGCGATTGCCGAGTTCGCCGCGTACTCGACATTGACCAGCACCGTGTTGGCGTTGGTCAGAACCCCGTTGGCTTCGGTGGTGAAGCTGCTGATGGCCGCGTTGGCGTTGGTCTCAATCGCTACCAGCGTCGCGTTGGCCGCGTCACTGATCGTGTTTGTGATCCCTGTGACATTGGCTATCGCGGCCGTAGCCTGAGCTTGGATCGCGGCCGGACTTGGAACCAAGACCTGACCGCCGATGCCATTCGTCAGGAAGACGGCGCCGTTTGAATATGGGCCACCGTTCGCAGCCGCCCCGTTCCAATCATAGAGATTGGTCAGGAAACTGTTGAAGTAGTCCACCACCGCCGAAACGGTGTTGGCGATGCTGAACAGTGTGGGATCAGACATAGGTTACTGCGCGTCACCTTCCACGGAAGGTGCGGCTGGCACGGCTGCGGCTGCATCAATCTCGCGGATCGCGGCGGCGCCAAGGGTCGCCCCGTCGAGCATGTGGTTGATGTTGTTCAAACTCGCCTCTTTCGCGGCGATATCGTCATCAAGCGTCTTGCGCTGACGATGGGCATAGAACAACTCCACGATTAGCTTATCGCGGGTTGAAACGAGGTTGTTGTGAGTCTCTGTTGCGGTGGGTTGAGTTGTATTTTCCATGCCAATATTTAGCTCGTGTGTGCGGTGATCGTGATGTAGCCGTCACCGCCGCCGGTTGTGTTCGTGCTACCAGAGGGTCCGCTAGCCGTGCCTGACGCGCCTGCGGTATGCGTCCCCCCAACACCACCCGTTGCGGTCATCGTGCCGCTAAATCCTGTAGATGTGCAGGTTGAGGTTCCGCCTGTTGATCCGGTTGAAGTTGCTGACCATTGACCATTGGCGCCCACTGACCACGTAATCGTCGTAGAACCGGGTGTCACGGCGAAGTGGAAGACGCTCAATCCACCGTTGCCGCCGGAACCATCAAAGGTGTTAGTGAATCCATTGCCGCCGTCACCGCCCCCAATAGCAACCGTGACGAAGCCCGGAGCATTAAGGGGAACCGTGAATGTGCCACTGCTGCTTGATCCTGCTGCGGAATTGGTTGCCGGTGACGACGTGAACGACAACATAACAGTGCCGTCAGCAAGCTCGCCGGAGATGGCCAACCATGCAGTGGACGAACGGATGTAGAGGATGCCGGATGCAGGGTTAAGCCAAGTTGAACCAACGCCAACGGTATTAGTTGAAGTAGGATCGGTAGTTTGGTCGAAGAACTTGGTGGAACCTGTAGAATTACCGTAAATGTCATCATAAGAGATAGCATTTGTGCTCGACATAGATGGGATGCTGATGCTTGTAGGCCCATACCAACGGCTTAGTGTATTTGAAGTGCCGAACGGGCCGCCAATTACGGTTTGGTAACTGCCCGATGGGAACACCAATACATCATAGGTCTCATCCCAATAGCCATTCCCGAAACTTACATTCTGAGCCAAAAGCAGGACATCTGTGATGCCGCCACTGGTTGACAGCAGTTCAACAGATGCAGTGCCGCCAGATGAAGAGACTTCGCTTATGTAAGTCGCAGTCTGTCCCTGAAGGGTACTGATCGCCGATCCTTGAATCGAAACGACTGCGTTTGTGCCGTTCAAGCCTGCAATAAGGTCAGTCGTCGTGGTGGTAACAGCCGCAATCGCTGAAGCCCGCGTGGTCGCCTCGCTCGCGACGGCTGAGAAGACATTGGTATTGTTTGTGTTTACCGTACTCGTGAGCGAAGTGATTAGGTTGTTCAGGCTCGTGTCGCCGCTCGCACGCGAAGACTCTTCGGTGCTGATTGCCGAAAAGACATTGGTGTTGTTGGTGTTTACAGTCGTGGTGAGGCTGGTCAGCGACGAAGCCAGCGACGCGATAGCGTTTGAACGCGTGTCAGACTCGGTGTTGATCGCCGCCGTGTTGTTCGCAAGGCTGGCGTTCACGCCGGTGATGTAGCTCCCCAACGATTGGCCGCCGCCGATCTGAACGCTGCTAGTGTTCAACACGAAAGCAGCACCGCCGCCCACTTCGCCGCCCAACAGTTGCAGAGCGTTCGCCGTTACGCTGTTCGCACTTGCGAAGGTGTTGGACAGGTTGGTGATCGCCGCCCATGTCGCGGAGTTGGCTGAAGTGAACTCGGAAGCCAGCGTGGTTCGAGCCGCCGCTTCGGTAGAGATGGCGTTGGCGCGAGTGCTGGCTTCGTTTGCGATGGCCGATTGAAGCGTCGTGTTAGCGGTGACGATCTCAGACCCGAGGGTGATGAGGCTGTTCGCTATGGCGGCGTTGGCAACCGTGAAAGCCGTGTAGTTGGTGGTGATGATCGAAAGCGCGTTTGAGATCGCGGAATTAGTCTGCGCTCCCATAATGGTGATGCTGTTCGAGAGAGCTTCGTCACCAGAAACGCGCGCGTCGGATTCAGTGTTGATCAGGGCAATGGTGTTGGCCGACACACCGCCGCTAATGGCGTTGGCTTCGGCAAGAATGGTGTCCTGCCAGTCGGCAAAGGTGACACCGGGCGCCGTGTAGACCGTGCTCGTATTGAAGATGAAACCAAGGCCGTCTTCGGACACGGCGCCTATCAGTCCAATGGTGTTGGCGAGCGCGGAGTCCCCATCAATCCGGCTGTTTTGCTCGCTGACGAACGTCGTCGTCAAAGGGACGCTGTTTAGATAAACGAGACCATCAACGTAAGTCCGCAGATTGGTGACAGCGAAAGCCTCGTTGATCGCTGTATTAGCCGCGTCCTCAAGCTGGCTGTCATAAGTAGCGACGGTGTTGGCAAGATCAGAGGAATCCTGCTGGACGGATTGCACGAGAACCAGCGCATTGCTTGAATTCAGTAGGGCGATTGGTAGGTTCGTATCGAGCAAATCGGACAGGTCATCGATCCGCGACAGTGCCGAGTTCGCAGCGTCCCATGCAGACTGATCGGTGATGGCGTTCGCGAGGATATCAATCCGGGACAGAGCCGAGTTCGCTGTGTTCCACGCCGCCTGAAGGCTAGGTCCGATGGCTTGCCCAAGTGCCATTGCCGAGTTCGCAGTGTCCCACGCCGCTTGAAGGTCGGGACCGAGTCCTTGGGGATAATCAATAGCCGGGCCGGGCTGCGGTGGTGTCGCGGTCAGATCGGGGATGGTCGCCGATGTGCCAAGCGTCGAGGCGGCGGATTCCACCGCGCCTTTGATCTGTGAGTTGATGGCCTGCAATTCGCCTAGCTGGGTCGAGAAATTGACGAACGGCTGAAGTTCGCCTGTCAGCTTGTCGGCGATGTTTTGCGCGATCCACACCACGGCTTGCGGCGGGCTGGTGGGCGGCACAAGCAAAGCTATGGCCGGGGCCAGCTTGTCCATTCGGCCGACAATGTCGGACTCTTGAGCGCCCATAGTCGCGCCAATGGTGCTGGCGAGCGATTGGAGGGCGGCCGATTTCTCGGCCTGAAGCTGGCTGGCTACAGCTTGAGAAATATTCCCGGCGGCCAAGTCCGACTTGATCCCGTTGAAGTCGGAAACAAGTTGCTGAACCTGTGCGATGATGTTCGTGAAATATTGGGTATTAAGCAGAGCCATCCCATATTTATCGGGGGATACCTCAAGCGACGTTGATCAGGTAAACCGAAGTTCCAAGGTGCTTTGATCAAATGAGGCGTGTTTGCGCACGTTTTCAGCACCGATAACTACTCGCAAGTTATCTTGATGGTGTAACCCAGATACAGTCTTACCCTTTATCGGAATGATATGATCAACGTGCCAGTCATATCCAGTGACAATGGTGAGAACCCGTGCAGCCGCACGGAGGATGGTTGCGGTCATCAGTTATTGGATATTTATGATAGATCACGAGTTAGCTGTCAATAAAATCACGCAACGTTAGTGATAATGCCATTGAAAACACTGACTATTTCTCCGGTCGAGGTAGTAAAGCACCCCGTAAAACCAGTGCCAATGCTTGTGTTTTTTTCGTGTGTGACATTTCCGGCGTGATTGACTAATCCTGACGAGGTAATGTCAGCCTGAATATTGTGTCCGGTCGGCGAGTTTATGAACAATGACCCGTCTACGGCTAGCCGGATATTTGTGCCGCGAGTACCCAAGCTTTCCCACTCGCCCTGCTGCAATGGGGTGGCCGCCCCGTTGACGGCGTTTGGGGTGGTAGGAGGCGGCGCCAAATCAGTGAAGGCAAACCCCGAGATTACAAGGGCTTGGGAGTCCTGACTTTCTGGCGTGAGGAAGGCTTGCTGACCGTTCTTCGGGGCGTAGCGCATGCCACCCATGAAAGCGATGGGCAGTTCATCGGTCAGAGGCCCGTTGAATATCTGAACTTTAGCGGTGTGATCCTGAGCATTGTAGGAAACAACGCTTGCCCATTGCGGTGCAGCAACCTGACTGGCGGCAAGCTCTGCGATGGACCACATGTCGTTCGGATTGGTATTCATGCCAATATTTAGGCGTTCGTGTCATTCTCCGGCTGATGGGTTTTGCACACCAGCGACATCGTTCCGCCCGCCGTTTGGTCAATATGGAATGTCAGTTCATTGATGTAGAACATTTGCCCCACCAGCAACCCCGGAATAGCGACGGTCTGATACGGAAGTACGCTGAAATCCATCGCGGTCTCGAAATCCAACGTCCATTCGTGTAAAGTAAGTTCCCTGTAAATGGAGTTGGCTTTGGCCTGAGCTTGATCTGCGTTTATGTTAGCGTAAGGGGCGTATATAAAATTGGACTGATTCATGTTTGACTTGCTACGCACTGGTCCTGCCGTCGCTTTGCCTGCTACGCCTTTCTTAGAGTGAAAATAATTCACCTGAACCGTGATATCCTTCGATACCAGCAGAGAATGCTTCAGGTGTAATTTCCACACATTGCTCTGTACGGTCCACGTGGTTACCTGACCGACAGTGGTGGGTTCCTTATAGATCACGGTGAAGCCGTTGGTAGGATCGATCACAAGAGGCTGCACATATACAACCGTACCTTTCACGAAGGCTACATTGCCTGTTTCACGAGCTATGTATGATATGAGGTCCCAGCCCGTGGTTACCTTGCTTAGGTCGCCGTGCTGAAGTTTGATATGATCTTTGGAATAAAGGATGCCCGCAAGATGGGTATCACCAGTTACCTGAGCCGTCATACCAACCTGACCGGCAATGTTGCTGATGATCTCGGCGCCGGTCTGGTTGGGAAATGTTTGATAAAGCTTCAACTGCTGAAGCAGTTGGACACGATCAACGCATGTGAGGCTTGCTTTGCCTGTATCAAAATCCAGATCAATTTCGTTGAGCAACCCGTCAAAGAATGGCGTGGACTCCCACACTGTCGTGCCAGACGAAGCATCCCCGCCAAATACCTGAATGGGCGCGCCGTAGCCCAATCCCGTCCAAAATGGCGTGCCAATGCTCGTTGAGAACATTGGAAGATGGGTGTCGAGCTTATCGCCGTGGAAATAGCCACTGGCCGTGAAATTCACGGTGTCAGGTATGAACGTCTGACCGTTGATTACGATTTTCGCGCGGGGATAATTGGTCGTCGCCATCCAATATTTAGGAAGCGTTCGTGATTGCGAAGCTCGCTGCGGTCAGGTTGGCTGAGGTTTGGCGGGCCGCGACCACGCTGGCCAAGTTCGATGTCCAAGCCGCCTGACCCGTGGTGAAGGCATAGGAAGTGGCCGTCCCACCGGCGATGGTCGGGTCAAAGCTTGTCGCGCCGTTTGCAACGATAGCGTCGGAGGCAGATGTAGCCGCCGCGAGGCTAGGGAGGGCCGTGGACGGGTCCGCGCTCGCGTTTGATAGGATGGCCATAGCATTGGAAATCGGGGCCGTGACGCTCGCCGGAAGGCTTTGGGCGATCCCATTAGCCTGCATGGCGGCGTTGAAAGCCGTCAGCGATGTGGTGAGGCTGACAGTGGGGGTGACGATCTCGGAACAGGTGATCGTGTATGACAATTCGCTGTAGGTCTGAGCGAACGGGCCTACCTTCAGGACGAGCACGTTTCGACTGTCATTGCCCCAGACTAGGGGGACTTGGGTCGCTTCCAAGGCGATAAGCTTGTCGCGATCTGTATAGCGCGTAGCTCCCGCCAAGACCCCGGTGATCGTGATGTCATCCGGGTTCAGACCCATCACATCAAACTGCCTGCCACCCCCAAGGGTGTCATGGCGTGTGATGTGGGCGCCGCTCCCGTAGGAGATCGCTGATGGTGTCCAAACTAGGGAGACACCCCCCAAACTGAAAAATTGGCTCATGCCAATATTTAGGATCAGCGACGGTTAGTTGCGCCGCCGACCATTGCAGGAAGTGATTGGTGTCCGTTGAAGCCGGATGTGGCTCCGTAAGTAGTCTTGACGGTTTGCTGACCGTTCGGAGCAACAGTTACTTGCACATTGACGATTGGCGGCTTGGGTGGAACACTCAGGAAGCGCAAGATACCCTCATCGAGTGATGCTTGCTTCTGCATCATCACACGCGATTCTTGGACGTTCTTAAGAATGCCATCCATCACCGCGTGGTAGTGGTCGGAGAACCATTTCTCCATGTTCGCCTGACCGTTACCCGCATTTGCGGCATAGGCGCGGTTCGGGGCGTTGTTGGCATAATCCGCAGCAGCTTTCGCTTTCGCCGCTTGATCCTCACGGAATTTGATGAGGGCCATTTTGGCTTCAGTTAGGTGCTCGCTGTCACCCATCCATCCAGTCGCGGAACGCCAGAGGTCACCCCAACCTGCATGAGTG